TTCAGTTTTACGGAGCCATGAGAAGCGGACGATGGGCGGGGCGTGTAGTACAGCTACAGAACCTTCCGCGTAACTACCTAGAAGATTTAGACACAGCCAGAGAAGTTCTTAAAAGTAGAGATGTAGAATTGCTAGACCTACTTTATGGGAACCCTGGTGATGTGATTAAGCAACTCATTCGTACGGCTCTTGTAGCCGAAGAAGGCCACCGCTTTATAGTAGCTGATTTCAGTGCTATTGAAGCACGTGTTATCGCCTGGCTCGCTCACGAGCAGTGGCGACAGGATGTATTTGCACAAGGTGGCGACATCTACTGTGCCTCCGCATCTAGCATGTTCCACGTACCAGTCGAGAAGCACGGCGTAAATGGGCACCTTCGCCAAAAGGGTAAGGTTGCCGAATTGGCACTGGGCTATGGTGGTGGCGTAGGGGCCATGAAATCGATGGACTCAAAAGGGGAAATTCCAGAATCAGAACTTCCTGGTATCATCGAAGCTTGGCGACGAGCTAGCCCACGTATTACAAGATTTTGGAAAGATGCAGATACTGCAGCCAAGAAAGTCGTAAAGACCGGCGAACCTGTACGAATTAGACAAGGCAACATTAAATTCTTTAAATCGAAAGGGTTTATGTTTATCGAATTACCGTCCGGACGTAGACTTGCCTATGCAAGACCTAGAATAGGGCTTAACCGATTCGGCAGTGAATCGATTGAGTACGATGGCATGGATCAGGTTAAGAATACATGGGGCAGAGTTGAAACCTACGGCGGAAAGCTCGTCGAAAACATTGTGCAAGCTGTTGCAAGAGATTGCTTGGCTGCATCCATGCTAAGACTGGCAAAAGCTGGTTATAAAATTGTAGCCCATATCCACGATGAAGTGGTAATCGAAGCACCTATAGGCGAAGGCAGTTTAGATGAAGTTATAGACATTATGTGTAAACCAGAGCCCTGGAATGAGGGCCTTATATTAAACGCAGCGGGGTTTGAAAACCCGTATTATATGAAAGACTAGGAGGAAGTCATTATGATTAACAAAGAACAAATTAAACAACAACGCGAAGCCATTGATAGCTTATACGAATTAGTAAAAAACGCGCCTGCTAGCGAACGTAAAGACGCAGCTATGGCGTACTGCGAGGGCTGTATTGCTGCTTGTGATTTGGGTCTTAAAGTACTCAACGGTAAAAAAGCAGAGCCCGCAAAGACTGAAGAAACACCAACAGTAGATGACGCTCCTAAAGTAGAAGAACAACCTACTGAAAAGCCAAAACGCAAACGTACTTCTAAGAAGAAAGCACCTGTTGAAGAAACACTACCGATTGAGGAAACTCCTGAAGAAGACGATTTAGACGATTTG